GCGGAGGTCATTGCTTGGGCTGGGTCGGGCACTATCTGGGACACCGGGCACTATCTGGGACACCGGGCACTATCTGGGACACCGGGCACTATCTGGGACACCGGGCACTATCTGGGACACCGGGGACTAAAGGGGATCTGGTTTCTATCCTATCTAGGTCCTTAGTTCTATCCTAAACTCAATAGACTCCTTGTTGAGTTCATATTTTCTCATCTTGGGCCCAGTCGTAATAATCTATTTAAGTTATCTCAATAAATAGTTGAATTATATTATTTTAGTATGTGGTATTTGATTATGGGATATCTATTGTGGAAGCAATTCTTTAGAAGATAAGGTCTCTGTATACTCTATCAATCCATTACCTCTAATTATTCTATATAGGATATCTGTATTGGTTATGAATTTTGATTTTATATCTTCATTACTTTTTATAATTGATAGTAGAAATTTATAGGTTATATCTTCATTATTACGGACATCAATAAAGATGAAGTCACTCTTTGATTCTTTTATTTTTTTATAGGCTTGATCTAAGGTTATATTATTTGAGTTCAGTCGGATAGACTTCCATTTGGAACCGTTGATGAATACTTTGAAGATAAGTTTATTCAATTTTATTATTTCCTAAAGTAATAGATTCTTTTGCCATCTAGTTTATATGAGGCCATATGATAAGCCGTTAGTAGATTTGGATTCATTTAACTTCCTATTTTTATAGTAATCATAACCACATTGTCTACATTGAGACTTATACCCACTTTCTCTTTGACTGTCTTTGCACCAGTTCTCATAAGAGATTACTTTCCAAAGGAAACATTTGGTACATTGCTTTTCCTCGACTCCATTAACTACTCTTATATTTTTGAAAGGTTGAAATCGAGGAATTTTAAGGGTATAAGTTTTTCTAGTCATTCTTCTTTATTTTATTAAACGATATTGAGAAGGCGTCGTTGATTACTTCATATAGGTCTGAGTGGTTGCAACGTATACACTTGAGGATTAAGTGGTAGTCCTTGGTTGAGTCTATATGACCCATCATAGGAGCATTACATTCTGAGCAATTAGAGATAAGACTTGCTTCTAGGACAAACAAAGTATTTGGCTTTTGAATTTTATTGAGTTTAGTTTGGAGATCAAAGTTAATTGCAATTGCTCTGTCTAATTTATTCTGAATGCTATTCACTTTTTACCTCATTTCTAGGTCTTAATAAATCTTCAACTCTATTATTCGTAAGGTTATCCATTAATATCCATAAGTCTTTCTTAGCTACTGGACAAGCGGTTCGTTCTTTCATTTGTCCTAAAGCAAATTGAAGATGGTCTTCTCTTTTTTTAAACTTCATTAAAGCAGGAGAAACTGATTGGATAATCTCTGTCTTAGTTTGGTTTTCTCTTTTAAGTTTCTTAATTTGTTCTTTTAATCGTTTATTTTCTTCTATCATAATTAGCCTTGTATTTTAAAACTTGGGTTACATATACTCTATTTTTAGATGTTGCTGTGCCTGCATTATATGCAGAGATAACTAGTGGGACTCGTTTATAAATCTGATTGAGGCTTGATAAGATCTTACAAGAACAATCCACATTATTATATGGGTTCATTAGTGTTGGAACGTTTTGAATATTACAGAAATGTTTTGCTGTAGTTAATCTTATTTGCATAAGACCGTAGTTTCCTTGAGATACTGCTTGCTCTTGGAAATTAGACTCAACTCTCATTATAGATTTCATTAAGACTGGATTAACATTGAAGCACAGAGAAAAAAGTAGTGCCATCATTTAAGACTCCTTTTGTAAAATAGGTCCTAATGTTTAGTTAGGACCTATTGCCATATTCAGTCGTGTGAAGGACTTTCTAAAAATAAAAATACTTCTTTAGTAATCTTACTCCAAAATTAAGTGCTACTGTAAAGAATCCTACCAATAAGAAAATTCCTAAGCAAAACAAAGTTGCGTCATTTGATTGTACCAATTCAGGGATTATACAGGTTATTAACGTGAAGAAAAAACAAGTTGTCATGAGGTATAACAATATTTTCATATGTTATTCCTCATCTTCACTTTCTTCATCAAAATTAGAAGTTACTTCGTCATCTTCTGAGTCATCTAACAAAATAGCTTTTTTAAAGACTGGTTTTGGATCATTGTATGATACAAATTCAGCAACATCAAAAGAATCTTGCGCAATGGTTAATGCATCATTCTCTGATCCTGCTTCAACTTCAATAGTAAATGGGATAAAACCGGTAACTGTATATTTCATATTATAAACTCCTGTAAAATGGTAGGGAGACTAGGACTCGAACCTAGATTGACGGAATCAAAATCCGCTTGCTTAACCAATTGGCAGATCTCCCTATATAAATTTATTGATTAACAGACGATGTCGTGTTATCTTGTGGTCGTGGAGTTTCATGAGACTCTAACGCTCTCTCTTTCATTACTACACCAGCGAACAACCATTGAACAATCTTACGATCAAAGTCAATTCTCTTAAGACAATCAACATCTCTACCTTGTTTACCAACTTCAATTAGCTTAAGGTTAAAACGAATATCTGCTTCAATACCTTTAATCTCTTCTTTAAGATCATCGGTTTTATTTTTAAGTTCATTAGCTTTCTCTCTCTTTTGAGATGTTAGAAGAGAGGCTGTCTTTGCAATCTTAAGAAGTTCAGCGTCAGTTAAATCAAAGATAATGTTTTCTTTAACTTCATACTCTTCAATTCTTGGTGGTTTTGGATTACTAACTGGTGCTGCTGGAGTTGGAGCATTGTTGTTTGAAGGAACTTCTGTTTCATTAGTTGGTTGCATTTTCTTCTCCTGTTGTTTCTGCCTGAATTGCGTTGTTATGTTGGACTAATAATAAGGCTGCTTTAAGAACAAACTCTCCAAATGGAACTGGACCAGTTGCAGATATTTGTTTATGCTTACACATACTATAGATAGCATCTACTGCTGACTTAACATTTTCTACTACAGCATCCATCTGAGGAATAACGTTATCATAATCTGTAGCATTTTCTAATGTAACTAACTCTCCATTAAACGAGTCAATCACTACACTAATTTCTTCATTGAATTGTTCAACATTCATAATGTCTCCTTTAAAATTTAATGCGATTATACTCTGAGTTGATAAACTCTTCAAAATAACGAAGGCTTTGTGTAGATTTATAATGAAATGAACTACTTATTCTGTTTTATCGTAATGTTTTAAGTCCATTAACTTTTCTTTTTCGTCTTTAGCTTTCTCACAGTCTTCTATAATCTCTTGTATATATGCTTTTTTCATAGGCAAAGAATTATAATACTTGGGATCTTGCATATATTCAGCAATTGTCATTTCATGACCATTAATAATTATCTTTGTTGTTGAAGACATATTTAACTTATCTCTTAACGACATACATTTTAATTTTGGTTCTATTTTCATTTAAAAACACCTGAATAATCTACTAAACGTAATGCTATGTTCTTTTGATTAACATTATCTGCAGATTTATATGGATTATAATAAGTTTGTGCATCAGCCAATGATATCAGCGCAGAAGTTAGAGAACGAGTGTATTTATTTGCTTCGTCTTCTAATAAAAATATAAGTGACTCAATAACTTTTATTTTAAACATAACATTATTATACTTTGTTTCATTAACTAATATATCTTTACTTAGTGGCTCTAATTCTAGTTGATGTTGCACTAATAAATAATTTAAACTATACGGTTCTATTTTTTCAATTGCATTCATTGCCAATTTTAATTCTTTTAATAAGCTTTCTTCTTGAATATTAGTCGTCACCTCTGTAAAGATTAACTGAAAAAACCGTATTCTATATTCGTCATGAATAAGATTAAGCATGAAGTTAATAATCCAATGTGGTTTATTATGTTTTATAATAACCTCATTAATATATTCTTCATAGTTAAATAGATTATCAACCTTGTCACCAAACTTCTTGAAAAGGAAACGTGAAGCATCTGGGCAACCTTCGTAGTTAACGAGCTTAGCAATAGAAAATTCCTTTAAGTCTTCTGCATGCGCTTTAAGTTTAATCATTATATTCTCCATTTAGATTAAATTCTACATATCTCACATCAAATGTACACCCGTCTAGTCTTTTTGGTTCAAATGTTTTGTTGAGAACACCAGTTAAAGCTAGTCTAGCAAGATATCCTTGATCATATGTATGGATGGGATTTGAATACACCTCTAAAGCTAAACGATATATATTCAACTTTCTTTCTAATTCTTTTGATTTCTTTTTATAATAGAATAGTTGAGAAGACTTATCTATGTCTTTCATTAGCGCAACCTCCTGTTGTACAGGAAATTCTTACATTTGAGTTGGATTATGCTTTGCTTGTTCTTTAACTAATTCCACTCTACAATCTGATAAAGCTTGCATCGTGTCTTCTAAAAGATTACAAATTCTAATGGTGCTTTCAGAATTATGTTGACATATAAATATAAGATTTTTGTTATTATCATATGTGGCTCTATATGCTTCAACAATTAAATCTTTTTTAGAATGTAGGATCATACAATAAAGCGATGATCCTATAAATCCTAATGCTAAAATAATCTCTGAAGTTGAGAAAGTCATACTGTACCAATGTGGTTAATGTAATTAAATAATATCATTGATGATCTCGCAGACTCATGGATGAGTCTATCTAATCTCAATACCAGATGTGAACTCAATAATTCTTCCATCTTTTGTTTTATGTTTAAGTTTTTCTCCATTAACGACCTTCATAAACAAATCATAAGTTCGTCTTACATCTCCTCTACAATACTCAATAACTTCCATACACTTTCCTTCTCTCCAAAGTTGAGGAGCAAAACCTCCTTCCATTTCTTTAGCATCACCAAGTGTTGGAACTGATACGCTATTAAGTCCTACTCTTTGTCCTACAGCTTTATGAAAATCTAAACATAAGTCTATAGTCTTTCCTTTCAAAGCAGTTTGAAACAATTTTCTAGCAGCTAGATGTTCAGGAGTCTTTACTTCTCCACCCCATAAAGGATAATCAAATCCAAGAGTGTTGAAGCCAACAACATAATCAAATGAGTTTAAATAAGAAAAGAAGTTGGTCATTGTTCTAGACTCAACCCAGTCTCTATAGATGCCTTCATTCGTTAGAGAACAAGTGACTGCATTTCCTAAATATTCTGAAGCTTGAAATGAGAATGGAGGCTTAACATCTCTAAGACATTCAGCGTCTACGGTTACTATCTTTTTACCTTGAAACTGTTCAACATAGTTCATATAATCTCCAATTTGAATATTGGAATTATACTACTCGTCTGAAGGACCCGCTTTAAAATCTAAAGTAATGTAGTACATATCTTTGATAAACGAGTTGAGGTTTATCTTAAATAGTTTACAAAACTTCTCCCACTTTTGAATAGGTAAAAGCTTCGTTCCATTTTCTACCATAGCAATTGATTGAGAGTTTTTGAAGCCAATTAAGTCTGCCATTTGAGCTTGCGATAAGCTATGTTCTTCTCTTAATATCTTAAACCATTTACCAAAATTATCTCTCATAAATTATCCCTTTCGTATTTATCAAACACTGATAGCATTAGTTCAATTGCTGTTCCTATATTTTTCTTTTTAGGAAAGACAGTTTCATATTCATATATAATACCTTCGATTATTACAGGTTTATTATCCATAAAAATTCTATTTGTTTCAAAGTAAAATTGATTGCGTTCTTTATTTTCATTAACTTCTAAATATTTTTTAATAAAATCTAATTGATGTTGTTTTAATCCTTGATATCTTAATAAACTGTATGAATTAAACGTTTCTGTTATTGTTTTCATAATTATTCCTCTAATAAAGATTTTAACTCTTTAATTAAATTTGTTATTTTTTCTAGTTGATCCCACATATTATCAACATCTTTTGTTGTTAAATTTGGTTCTGTTAATCTGTTGGTTAAATCTGCTTTTAAAAATCGTAACGCTTTTAATGATAATGTAGCAGATTCTCTATTTAATATAATTTGTGTATTCATAAAACCTCTTTTTATTTATTAATTTTTTTAACTGATTCAAAAAAGAAAGCGCTAACGTCTGGATATATTTCGCTAACAAGTAATTCTAATTTTTTACGAGCTTCGCTTGGTGATTTCGCTAAAATAATGTGTGTAACTTTTCTAAATTGAGCAAATTCTGAAAAAATTGCTATTACTTTATAATTATTCATATTAACCTCTTTGTTTGGTTGTGGTTATATAAATATTATACTATAGTTTACAGACAATGTAAACATTTATTTACACTGTTTACAATTTTTTTCAATATTTTACAATTATAAGTGGTTGATTTTATATAGATATAGGCCTAAGTTATTGAATAGACTAGTCATCATCCTCGTCTTCAAGGATTGATTTTCTTGCTTGATGATAAGTATCTATAATGCTATCAATCTCACCAACCTCACCTACACCAGTGTTGTCCTCAATGTAGAAGTTTGCTAAAGCGATAGACATTACACAGTCATCATGTTTACCATCTGGAGCTTCATAACTAAATTTACCAGTCTTGGTGAAAGATAACTCTAAGATCTCAAACTCATTTCTTACTGTGGAAATATTTGGAATGTCGAGCACTCCATATTCAAATGACATAATCAATTTATTAATCAGATCGTTTTTAGATTGGTTTGTAAAGACATATGGTATAGCATTAAACTCTGCTGGAATAAAGTCTGTTAAACCACTACCAACTCCAGTCGCATCATAAATTAAATCGGTGCAATCAAATCTTGCTCCTAACATTTTACATTTCTCTAATACTGTTTTGTAATCTGTCTTATTTATTCTAGCATAGTAGATCATCTTCTTGGTGGTTAGAGAAAATACCGTTATCACCGTAAAGTCTACAGACTTAGCCCAGTCGATAGCCATGATGGTAGCTTCTTCTGAACAGATGTTCTTCCAATTTGAGTGGTACCATTCTTGCTGGTCAGATTCAAACTCAACTAATGCTCCTCTAAATACTCCATCTAAATTCTTAAATATACCTCCACCACCATCAATAAACTCTGCACCAAACTCTTGGCGTCTTACATGATCTGGTAAGTCTTTCATTAGGTCGATAAGAAGAGGTGGATAATCTGGTCGCTTATTCCATGGTTGTTGAACAGCAAAGTAACGAGGTTTTGCTGGATCTTTACCATCTAAAAATAAATGATAGACCCAATTCTTTCCACGTGGAGTTGTGATGATTACAATCTTACAATTTTTCTTTCTTGCAATAGGAAGAATATTTTGTTGGAATACTGTTTTAGATATTAAAGCACCTTCATCTATAACAACTAAGTTATATCCTTTTGATACGATAGATTCAGGAGCGTCAGCAGATCTTAAAAATAACTTAGCATCATTCCAAAAATGAAGTTCATTATCTCCTTTCTTATATTCAAAGAAAGTGAAACCAGTTTCTGGACACTTATCATTAATGAATCTCTCTCCAGTATTTTCATTCACACCAAAGAAAACATCTTCAATTGGAGCTTTAGCTATCTTATAATTGGGAGCAATCCAACAAACTTGTAGGTTTGGATATTTTAATATGGGAGGAAGAACTATTGAACCAACAACAAAAAGTGTCTTACCCCACCCCCGGGAACAAATGATAATTATTACATCAGCATTTGACGCCATGATTTGATCAAGTACTTCAACTTGGCCAGCATGAGGTTCATAATTAACTTTTATTGTTGCTGTTCGCATATTTTTCTTCTCTTCTTTTTTGAAAATATATCTTTAAGCCAGATGAAACATTTTTCCTATGCTCTTCACTATGAACAACTTTCTTTCTATTTGGATATTTAATTCCAGTAGCAGCTTTAGATAAATTAGCTCTTGCTTCTAAACTCTTTGGGCCCTTTTTAACTCTCATCTTCTTTAATGCTTCTTCAGTATGCTTATATCCTAAGCAGCCTTCTCCACCTAATGTGAGATTATATCCGTGTTGAGTTACTAAAGAATTAAATTGAGCCACATACTTAATTTCTAATTCATTTAAGTTTTCTTCATTATTTGTTTCAGCTAATACTTCCCACTTAAAGTTATCCCAACCATGTTTTCTCATTGCAGAGTATAAAGGATATTTTGTTTTCTTCATTCCTCTTTTATGCTCATCCATTCTAACTAAAAATTCTCTAGCGGTTTTGCCAATATAAACTTTACCATTAATAGTATTGGTTATCTTATATATTATCATTCAACAAATCCACCAAACAAATCTGGTGCTTCATTGTTTTCTACTAAGACTTCAGTCATGGTTTCATTCTTAGGCTCTGGTTGTTGCTCAGATTTATCTTCTTTTGTTGGTGTGATATCTACTATAGTTCTATTCTCAGTTACTATAGGAATATGTTTAGGCATTTCAACATTGATTTGAACTATACGAGAGTTTCCTGTTGCTGTTGAAGTATCTCTAAACTCTTTAGTAAATATGGTTAGAGAAGAGAGTAAGTCCTTCATATTATTATTTGAGATCATATAAGTAGGATCTTTTGCTTGCAACAATAATATCCTATTAACTTGAATCGTAATAGCTTCAGTTATCTTTGCAATCAAACCTGTTTGAGACTTTGCTACCTTCTTCAATACAGCATCATACAGTTTATTTTGGTACTCTTCTTTTCTTCTTTGGAATTGATAAGACTTGTATATTTTCTTTGCCACATCAATAGCAACATGGTATTTTTCTGATAGTTGAACTACTGATAGATCATTAACAACATAATCTACCAACATAGCTTTCACCATATCAGTATAGAAGTTCTTTCCATTATTCTCTATTGAGTTCTCAACTTCAACCTTTAGATCCTCTTTAACGTCTGCATCTAATTCTGGAGCATTATTGTTTTGCTGGCTCATTTAAATCTCTATTTTGGGAATAATAATCATTTAATATTCCATCTAATATTTGATGTTGATTTTGAACTTCAGTTAATTTAAACTGCGCTGTTTTAATAGTATCTGCAACAGCTTTTCTAAATTCAGGAGTGCTTACTGGAATAATAGACTCATAAATAACTTTAGTAGTTGTGAAGGCTATTAACTCTCCATCATGATTTGGTCTTAATGACTCAGCATAAACAGCGAGTTGAACTACAATTCCGTTGTGGTGATCTTTACTTAAAACAATACACGCTAAATTATCATTGTGAATATAAACTTTGCTCTTCATTAGAAATTCTCCATCTTTACTTTAATAACTTTAATCGATTTTATTAAATCAATTCTCTTTACTGTAAGCTTCTCTTCCATTTCATCAAGCGTATGCCCATAAATCAAATGCATAACTAAAACTTTCGTCTCTAAATCAGAAAGTCTTCCCACTAAATGCTCAAACTTTTTAGCGTATAATAACCAATCTTCAGCAGTAGTGAAATCAATCATTTCTTCTGAGTCATAAAAAACTTCTGGACAATAGAGTTTAGATTGTGAATTCTTTTTAGAGGAAATCTTCTTTGATAAATTCCCCATTTGATAATAGAGAATAGATGAAAGATATGTGGTCATCTTTAATTTACGTTCGGTATCAAACGTTGCTACGCCTCTCCACATAAGAACTCTAATGTGTTGCAACAAATCATCGGTGTCCCAACCAAATGTTTCAAACGTAGCATTCTTATATTTATAAACATACTTATTAACGATGAACGACATTTCATTCTTTATTAGTCGTTCTACTTCAATACCAATGCGATTAGTTTCTTTCTCTGAAAGAGCAAGTAAAACATTCTTTGTCTTATTTCTAGCCGTCTTAGCCATACATGCTTCCAATTTTATAGGTTACTCTTCAGTTTTGTCTGAAGCTTTTTTATCTGCATAAAACACTATCGTGTAAACATTTGATCCAACAAAAGTTTGAGTCACCAATTTCATATCGTGTTCTTCAAGAAATGCATTAATCTCTCTATCAACATCAGCAATAATTTGGCTCTTGAAAATCTTAGCTCTAATATTTCCTTTCTTTGGTTCATAGAATAAAGAGATGATAAACTTACCTTTAGCAACAGACTCATTTTGTGTAGCAAACTTTAATGTTGCTGTAGCTAAGAAATCGTTTAGTTGTTGCTCAATGGAGTCTTTTGTTTTTTGTAACTTGTTAAATGACAAAGTTTTGATTAGCATATTCTATATTCCTTGTTTAGATTATAATATAGAATATTACTATTGAGTTATTTTATTTTGATATTCCTATTCAATTTTTTGAAAAATCCAAGTTATTTCTATTCCTACTTGGATTTTTTGATCAGCTAAGTGGTTGTTGAGAACTTTAAGGTCCTTCTCAATTTTAGGATAGAAAACGCTATCAATTAACTTTCTAGCATTTTCCATCTCATTATCATTAACTGTTTCTTTAGGTAACTTCTTTTTTTTAAACGGGTGCCACATTTTCAGTTTCCTCTTCCTTTTTAATAGCTAGGTTTTCTGTAGCATTTATTCTATCAATGTGAGCTTGAACCAATTCGTTTGTTCTTGTAACATACTCAGTATATGCCATCTCAAATGAAGGATCTTTTAGTTTTTCTAACTCATAGAAACGAACATACATAACTTCTAATGAGGCTTTAGAGATAACTTCGCAAGCATATAATCTTTTTTCTAATGAGACTAAAAATGTTCTCATCAAATGGTTATACATGCCATCAACTCTCGTTTTATAGAGCGCCAAATCTTTATTGGTATTTGCAATAAACTCTTGAATTTTGCCAGTAACCTGTCTAGATCCTTTGTCTAATAGTGTAGCTAACTTTTTCACCTTAACTTGTGCCAATTCTTCTTCAGTAAACATAATATCTCCTATTTTAACAACTCAACTTGGTGTATTTTTAATATTAAACCATTATCTAAATGCAATTCATAAATGTTTGATGCAGACTCATATAAGCTTAAGAGTCCTCCATTCTTTACTAAATGGATAACCGTATAAATTTTATTATCTACTAAAGATTTTACCTTATCACCAGTTCTAATAATAGTTTGTCCATTCATTGTTGAGCTCCAAGCTTCTTTATAAATGCTAGACCTAAACAAATAGAGTCAGCAATATCGTTATCTTTTTTCTTAAACTTAAGATTAAAATACTCATTCACGTAATTCACCGACAATGTTTTACTATTTATTTTACCCTTAACTTTACCGTCTTCTTTATAACGATAACTTCTCATCATCTTCTTGGCTTCAAGCATCATGGCTCTTTCGAATGTCTTCTTAATCTTGTTTGCTTCACGCTTCTTTAAACAACGAGATAACTCTAATTCATGAGACAATTTATTATGTTCACAACAAATCTTATAACATTTTTCAAGCTCTTCTTTTCTTGCGGTACTAATTTCTTTATTATCTTTTCTTTGTTCTTTGTCTAAAGAAATGCCAAGCAACCATCGCCACTCAGAAGTATCAATGTAATTAACTTTAGCCTTAAATCTATCGTTCAAAGCAAAATGAATAAACTCTAAACATTTTTGAGAATATCTATTCTTTCCTTTATTGGTTTCTTCTATAACAATATGATCTGGCATTATCTCTTGAGCTACCTTTAATAAGTCTTCAGCTAAAGCTTTAGCCATTGCTATATAATTATGTGGATAGTTTTCAGAAGTCTCATCACCAATAATTTTAGAGGTAACGAGACCATAAGAGATAAGCTTACCATCTTGAATAACAGACCAACCAGACTTAGTTGATAAATCTAGTGATAGAACTTTCATCTTATTCTTTGTCTACATTTTGTAACGATTGGTGTTCAAGAAAGTTGTGAATTTGATGTCCAATAATTTTATTAAGGTTATCGTTCATAAGTTTAAGGTTTTTTTTAATTTCTTTAGTGCATCTGTTATCTAATAAGATGCAAGCAGTCTCTAATTCTTTTTTAATCTCAATAAAGTCGTCGATTGGAGTTATAATTGCTCCACCGCGTTTGTCGTTAGGCTGAAGCAAGTCTATTAACTCTTCAAAGTTTAATGTTGTTAACTGACCAGATATAAGTGTTACACAATCTGCACCAGCATCGACTACACCAGCAACAGCGCAGTGAGTGGTGTCTTTAATTTTTACCGATCCGCACGCTTGTAGAACCATCATTAAACTTAATAAGCTTAATAAGATCATCTTGTTCTTTTTTGTGGGCATCTTTAAACTCCTGCGAATCAATACCTTTATTGGTAGCAATTATTTTTAATTTCAATTGAATTTTTTCAAACTCTTTTTGGTGAATTTCATCTTGAAGAATAACTTTCTCAATTTTTATAAACCGTACAATGTAAGGATATAATTTGTTTGTTCCATAAATAATGATCTTAGTGATCATCATTGCAAGCCAACCTTGTGGAGATATAGATAAGGAGACCATTGCATCAGCAATGGCCACCTTAATCATGACATCCCAAACATAACTTTTAAATAGATCTGCGAAGTCAATAGTCATTATTATCCTACTTGTCCATCAATTTTATCAACAGCTGGAAGAACAACCCCATCTAATTGATCAATAAACGGCATAACTAGATCGTCAACTTTGTTAGTTGAAAGAACAGCAGACTCTTTTAACCAAGTCTTTACAGCTGCGTAAATGTGTTTAACTTCTTCTTCAGCTACATTTTTAAGAGCTGGAATTTCTGTATCAGAAATTTTCTTTGCAAGGTCTTTTAAATCATAAGCTTTTTCCATAAAATTCTCCTTTAAAATTATTATAGTTCTTCACTATAAGATGTTACTATACAATATATGATATCTTGCTTTTCTTGACAATTGAGATTGAATTTGTAAACATTGATTTGAAAGACTCATCATGGTCCACAATAAATATTGTTTCATATTCAGACTCTAGTTCCTTTAAAAACTTCATTGTTTGAGACTTTCCTTTCTCATCTAGTCCATTCAATATCTCATCTAACGCTATCCAATTCAACTTAGTGCCTGAAGATTTGGCGATTACCTTAGCTAAGGCCAAATTTAGAGCAAGGCATATTCTAGCTCGCTCTCCACCAGACAATGAATTATAAGAACATTCATCTCCATTATTTATAATCTGAACAGAGATCTTTTCTTTCACATCAGACTTGGATTCAGTTACTGCAGAGATATTGAGTTTCAATACTCCATCAAACAAAGTATTGAGGTGATCATTTGCTATTAGATTGATTTGCTCAAAACAAGAGTCCATCAAATAAGACTTAATGTAAACATGTAGAGCTTGTTTCCACCAAGTTCCATAAGCAACTTTAGTTATCCAATAATCTCTATTATCAATAGATTTAAGCTCAACTTCTTTCGCTTGTTGAAGATCTGATACATTCTTCTCTAATATTGATGTGTATGGATTAGTTTCTTTATTAGCATTTTCAAGAGATAAGAGATGCTTATTCTCAATAACTGGAACTTCTGAGAATGGATTAACTTTAGTCTCTTCAAGAGCAATTAGCTGAGTGTATGGATTAGTTTCTTTCTTTTTATTTTCTATCTGAGCTAAAGCAGGAGACACTGAGCTATTAATCTGAGCAAGCATATCGTTCTTAAACTTAATAGTCTCATTAATAGACTTTATAGTTCTCAATATTGTATCAAGTTCTAATTCAATATTCTTCTTTTCATATCCTTTTTTATCTATCTCTTGCAAACGACGATCTATTTGAGGAGCTTGATCTAAATAAACTTTAATTGCTGTAGCTTTTTTCTTTAAGTCATTTGAGATATCATCTAACTTATCTATGTCTTGTTGGAATACATCAATATTTTTATGAATACATTCAACATCAATTGATTGATAACAATGTGGACAATCAGATAGATCTCCATTCTTAATCTTTTCTTGATCAGCTCCAATTTTATTATTGAGAACTTGCACTTGTTTAGTGTTAGAGAAAAGCTCATTCGAAATCTTTTGTTCTTTTATTTTAAGCAGGATCACAGTATCTTTTTTAGTTAAGAGTTCTTGTTTCTCCTTCTCTAAAGCTTCCATATCTGGAATAGTTTTTAATAACTTATCATGCTTATCTTGAGTTGGTGTTATTTTATTTCTTAATTCTTCAATCTCATTATTAACAACTTCAATTTTACCTTGTTGAGCAGCATTGAACATAGATAAATCTGTATTGAAATTCTCAATCATATCTATTCTAAGTTTTTCAAAACCTTGTTCTTTAAGTTTAAGAACTTTTATCTTCCCTACCTTGTGAATTTCCCATTCATGAGATTTATTTTGAGTCTCAATTTTAATATTAGCTATTCTAATATTTTCTGAGTCTACAAGGCATTGCATTTCCAATAATTTATTTTGATGAGCAAGATGCCAATTAGTCAATTTAGTTTGATTATCTTGAATAGTAACTGTTAAATGAGATACTTTGAAAGAGTCTTGATTAACGATGCTCTGTGCAGCTTCTGCAGCAATCTGTTCTGCTCTGAGGACCTCTTTAACCTTATCTAATATAGTATCATAGATCGAAAGATCAGTGATCTCAGCAATCAATTGTTTCTTCTCAGTATCTGATGCAGATAGAAATCTATCCATCGCTCCAAATTGAGTGAAGTAACTTGATTTGAGAAATATATCTAATGATTTACCAAGCTCTTGTTCAATAAACTTTTGAGTCTCTCTATTATCTTTGCCTCTTAGTTCTTGACCGTTTGGCATAATCATTACCAAATCGTTCTCATGTTCTCTATGTTTTCGATAACGGCGAATAATATATTCTTCTCCATTAGATTCTAAAAACAACTCAACAAATAAATCTCTACCAACTTGTCTGTTAATAGCTTCATCTGCTTTTAATGATTTTGAAGTCTCACCATACATTCCATAGCAAGGAACATCTAAGAAACTAGATTTACCTGATCCAGTATTAACGCCTAGATCCTCATCATAACCTTCAACTAAAGTTAATCCCATTGGAGTGTATTCAAATGATCCTTCTTTAAATGAAAGAAAATTATTCCAATTAGCTTTCTTAAGTCTGAATTGTTTAGAAGAAGATTGTGAGAAATTATTAATGAGTTCGCCAATAGCAGACTTAAAATATTTCTCTAGTTCATTTTTATCATAAGTCGTTTTGCAATTAGCCAAATAGAATTCAATAACCTTAATAGGATTATTTAATATCTCAGAAGAGACTCTTTGCTCTGATTGTTTAGTTATTTCTGTTGAGATGGTAACTGAATTAACACCTAACAGTTCTTTTAAATATTCTACTGTAACAGATTGAGTAAACTCTTTTGTTCCTTTAAGAAGAACTTTAACTAATGAGTTTGCTGGAAGCTTTTCAATTGGAGTTATAGTATCTTCAAACACTATTTGCTTATGTCTTCTAACATTTGTCATTACTGGAACAGTATTAATTTTTCCATTAACAATTTCTAGTTTCCATATAAACTTCTCTTCATTAGCTTCGCCGAAGTTTACGGTAAACGGTGAGCCAAAATAAAGAATGTTATCTGCTGGTCTTTGTGAACGATGATAATGTCCAGAGCCTACAAAATCAAAATCTTTAAAAGCTTCTGGAGCAATTGATGACTCATCAACAATATAGTCGCCCATATATGCGCCACGAATTCCTTGGTGGACTAAAAGATTTTTTACTTCTCTGTCTTTCATTTGAGCAAGAATATCTAATAGATCATCTCCATTAGGTTGATATGGTATGCAACCGAAATCTATACCATTAATATTTCTGCATTCATGCTGGCTAATTAAGGTTATATTAGGTAGTGAGGTTAAGAAATAAAGAGAATTAGAAGAAGCATTCTTATTTTGGAGGTCATGGTTTCCAATTAAGATATAAATTTGAATGTCTCCAAACTTATTAAAGAGATCTATAAGTGGATTAGACCACTCAGATCTAATCATAGCTTTGCCGTCGTTAAGGTCTCCACAGATAAAAAGAGGGACCTTGTGGTCCCTTGCTAACTTTAATGCTTGTGTTAATGTTTCCATCGCTACATCTAAATTCTTTAAAGATAGGTGGACATCTGAAATTACTATAAGTTTGGTTGGCATTTTCTCTCTCTTTTTTCTTTCTTAGTCTTGTTGCCGCTAAAGAAACCTTTAAATTATTAATATGCTCTTCTGTTCTTGGCGGTTTCTTTTTTCCTTTTAAAGCTAACGATAAGTTCCTTTTACCCTCTTCTGTCATCTTAATTCCAATATGTCCTAAAGAGATGTTCTTTTTAGATTCAGCAGATCTTTTCTTACCAACATTAAGAGTATTACCCATTAAATTCTTACTTGTTTTTGCTCTATGGGCAGCAGATTGTTTCCTACCCTTACCTCTACTTTTACCCTTTTGACTTAGGCTTATTTTAACTTTCTGCTCTGCAGACATAGGTTTACCTTTATTGGGAGCAGGCTGCCCTTTTCTTGCTTTTGATATTTTTCTGCCTATTTCACCAGTACTATCTATACAGCCTTCTCCACCATCAGTTTCGTTATATGATCTACCATATTGAGCAATATATTTTATTTCAAGTTGGGATAATTCTTTTTCAGACGTTGCGAATGAATCTAAAATTTCCCAACTAAATTTATCTTTACCATATTTTCGAATAGCTTTAGAGAAAGTATTTGTTCCGGTAGGAGCCCCATCTATATGCTCATCTCTTCTAATGTCAAGCGATCTAGCAGTTTTTCCAATATAGAATTTGCCATTGGTAATATTTGTTGCTTTATAGATTATCATATACTATTTGTTGAGGCTCTCATCATCATCTTATTGAATAATTCTCTATATAATATTGGATCTTCTACTAAAGCTTCTGCCATTTTTTTAGACCCATTAAATTTCAGACCATTATAAGAAAGCCATGCTCCAGATCCTTCTATAATATTTAACTTATTGCAAATATCTACGAGTTCAATTTCTTTATTAACAATGCCTCGCATATATTCGATTTGCACCCAGCCCACGCGAGCATCACCTTCTCCCATTTTATTCTTTTGGCATACCACTTTTACTTGATGACCGATTTTCACCGGCTTACCATTCGCGTCCAAATCAGTAGGATGGAATATATTTTCACCAGCATTTGTGGCTAAAAATTTATACTGTATCTCGTGTTGGAGAGCTTCACCGCCATTAGTATCCCATATTTGATTGCCAAACATATCATTTCCACCAGATCTTGCTTGGCCGATTAGAGCCAAATGGATTCTTTGAGTGCGGCAAAACATTCTGACAAATGGAAATATCTTCGCCAAATAGTTAGCTCTCTTTCCAAAATCACCACGGCTTAGTCCATTGTCTTTGGCAGCTTTAGATATTTGAGAATCTGTATCTGGAATTTGCATTACTGACATCGCTTGAATTGAATCGGCTGCCATAAAACAAATTTTTATACCTTCATTTTTAATTGCTAATTGAAGGTCTTTTAAAATTCTTTGTTCAAAAATTTCCATAATACAGACTTCTCTCACAATTAGAACTCTTTCGAGATCAATGCCATTAGCTGCCATCCATCTTAATGTAGATTCAAACTCAAAAGACATTTCGGCATCAACAAATACGGCGATCGCATCTGGCTCTTGTCTCATAAAATCTTTCATTAGATCTAGAACAAGCATTGTCTTACCAGAAGACTTAGGTCCATACCAAAGAGACATTGTTCCAGCTTCAAATCCTATTGCACTCATCCAAGCTAAACTTGGAGACGATGAATAAGCTGGAGCTCTTGGTGGAACTTGAATCGCTAAGTCTTGAACAATAGTAGAGGCTTTATAGAAACCCTCCTTTTTAAGGAGAGTTCCAAATAGATTAGGTTTTTCTGACATATTAGTTTCCTTATTTATCTGCATTCATATTACGATAATAATAATAAGCTGACTCAAAATCTTTCTTTTTGTTTGTTACATATTCAAATATGTCTGTCAACTCATTAAATCTCTTATGCGACTCAACATAGTCTGGATCACATTGACAAAGCTTTTCTTTTGCAGCTACAGACTTTTCTTCTGAGGCTCTATGAAATACTCCTTCAATTTTCTTATAATCAGATTTAGCATCTAATACTGAAGATGATAAACCAAACAATAAGTCACTACACAAACTAGATAAGTTAAGGAAATCAAAAGTTAATTTCTCAGCTTCTGCTAATGCTGAACCGGTTTGAGACAACTCTCCAATTGATTTCATTTTAGCTGCGGCCATCTGAACACAATCAAAGTTCTTTTGGTTTTGAGCATAGAAGTCTTCATAGTTCTTATATTTTCTAAAATACATAATGACTCCTTAGTCTTGTAGTAATGCTTTCATATTAGCTAACTCTTGAGCCACAGTATCATTAACTGCTGTAGTTGGTTGAATAGCATTTGTAGGTGGAGGAGTTACTGGAAAATTGTTTTGTTGAGCTACACTTGAAGCTGCACTTTGTTGTGGTTGTTCAACAGGTTTTTGATCTAATCCACTTGGCATTTGAGCTGCAAAGTTTCTATCATTTGGATCTTCGGTTGGTGCTGAAGCATAACCTTGTTCTAATATTGCTCTTAATTCAGATGGCGTATAGTCTCTATAAACTTTTGAAAGATCGATTAGAGGAGAGAGTCCTTCTAATTTCTTAATTGAGTTGTCAAGAACTTCATAAACATATCTTGTCTTTGCAGCTTGACCAGATCTTTCACAGAACATTAAGTAGTTCTCATTTGGATTTGTAACGTTTATTTTCTTTTGTTCCCAAAAGTATTTAACTTTTGTATGTAGTGGATCATGACCATTCCAAGATAATGAAAGAACTTTTTGTTCTCCACCGTCTGTAAGAATGTTCCAAAGGTAAGTTGGTTTTCTTTTAATGTCTCCAACTCTTTTCATAATATCTGTGATAGCTTCTTCAGCAGCTTTAAGGTTTGGATAAGCAGTTGCTCCGGTTTTAATCATTTCAATTTGACCATTAAGTCTATCTACTTCATCACAAATAGGACAAGATTTGTGAGAAAACTTAGTACACTTTAAAGCTTTTACTTTATTATTCTCATCAGTAAATCCCCAATGAAGACCAATTTGCTCATACATTTTTCCAGGAGCGTAAGGTGGAAGTAATCTAAATTTGTGTTGACCTGTTTTGAAGCTGTGGAATCCAACTCTTTGTGTAGAAGTAAACATGTCGTCTGAAAATCCGTAGTACTCTGTAGTCATAAGTATCTCCTATTATAGCTCGACTTGAGCTTGGTTAAAGTTTAGTTCTGATTTAATATATGGCCCGTAACAAATAGCGTCTTGCATCAACCCAGAGAGAAATGTAGGATTAACTGTGTGCAACATTTCAATTAGATCGTCTAGGTATTTAGAAGGTAAATGCCAAGATAAATCTCCAGTTTTATATTCTTTGCCTTCTCTTATTGCGGTTGCTACTTCACCGATATTTTTATCAGTTGTTCCTTCTGAATAGATCCAACAAAGGTCTGGAAAAGTAGTAGCAAAAATAGTATCTGAGAAACGATGTGTAGCGAAATATTCATCTGGAACCTTTGTAGCAAAATAAATCGTAGTTTTTTCTTCTGTACATTTAAACCATACGTAGAATATAGAATTTCTTTTAGTTAATTTTTCTAATGAACACTTGTTAATCCAAGGTAAATCAACTTTAATATCGATATCACACTCAGTTGCTAGAAACTTTCCTTCAATTGGAGTTGGTTTCATATTCAACGTAAGATTAATTTTCTTCATCTCTTCAATTATGTCTTGTTCTGTTTCCATTATAATTCCTCCATACCTAATATCGTCATTTGAACTGTGTTATTATATTCTGATGTGGCACAATGAAATTTAATATTCTTCTTTTCTTTCAATAAACTTTCTTTATAAATATTAATTTCATCTTCCCATATTCTTAGTTTAGTTGACTCTCCAGAGTTAGTGATTTCAATTACACCATATTCTTTATCGGTCTTAGTTTTTTTAATTGTTATTTTTTTAATAGTACCCAAGACGTAGACTTTTGTTTTAGCTTTAATTTGCTCATCATATCTAGTTAACTTATCACTAAATCTGTCTCCATATATCTCATATAGATCTACAGATAAGAATGATAGAGAAGTTATTCTGTTCTCATTAAGTTGATAAGTCGTTAGAGCAGAGAGTTCAACTGGAACCTTTTCTTTTCTGCTAATGAAATACTTATTGATGAGCTCTTGTTTTTGGTTTGGATGAAGAGACTCAAAACAACCTGAATAAATAAGTCTCAACACTACTGTTTTATTTACTCTTGTTTTGTTAACTCTTGAAATGAAATATTCAAATGAAGTAAATGGTCTACACTTATAAATTTCTTCAGTTGCTTTAGGTCCTAAACCTTTTATCGCTGTAAATGGGAATTGAATTTTCTTATTCTCATTAATAACATATTCCATTTCAGATAAGTTAATGTCTGGATCTACACAATATTCTTTTGCAGCAGAATAGTATTCTCTCAACTTATCTGCATCAACAACTTTCAAACAACTAATCCACCAATGAAGTGGATAGTGGGTCTTTAAATATTGGCAATAATAACCTATTAAAGCATATGACATTGAGTGTGACTTGTTAAATCCGTATCCAGAGAATGTAGCCATCAGATCCCAAATGTGTTCTGCTACAGTTCCATGTGATTGTCCATCTTCTCCAGTATGAGGAAACTTTGTGTCTGGATATTTTATCCAACAATGATTAACAAATCGTTCTTTATATGGAGCCAGAACTTTTGGGTCCTTCTTACCCATCCCTTTTCTGATATCGTCCGCCTCAGCAAGAGTAAATCCACCAAGAATTTGAGAGGCTTTCATAACTGACTCTTGATAAATCATAATACCATATGTTTCTCTTAACTCTTCTTCCAAAGCTGGATGTGGTGGAGTTGAAAATCGATCTCCACAAACTCTTTTAAAGAACTCTATGTGCTGACCATTCTTCATTGGACCCGGTCTACCAACAGAGGTTGTCATTGATAAAATATCTAAACACATAGATGATAATGGTAAATGTCCTAAAATATTTATTGCAACATCAGAGTTAAATTGAAATGTAGCTGAAGTTAATCCATCTACAAATCCTTTATAAGTCTCCATGTCGTCTAGTGGAATATCATATATGTCTTTGATACCAACTAGATCACAACAACCTTGCAAGAACAAGAGAGTCATTAATCCAAGAATATCATATTTAATAATGCCTGATTTTTCACATTCGCTTGCAGAAAATTCAAGAACATATTGTCCTTTTACTTTCCTGAGGGGAGCAAAATCAAATATACTATCTTGAGTAATAGCCAGCCCACAATTATGAGCCCACATTCCATTAACAAGTCCAACTGGACAACTACTATCTAATACAGTAAAATCATAAACTTGTTGGTTTTTTAAAGTGCTTCTACTTTGAATAAAGTTAATTTTATTTTTCACCTTTTGATTTTTATAATCTTGTAAGAATCCAATAGTTTTAGAGAACAAGCAATTACCATAAAAAGAAAGATAAAAAAGTCCTGTAGCTCTAGATTTCCAACCGTCTAATGATGGAGCATTACGTATAAAATTAGCTGAAACATAACCGTTTTCTTTAAGAAATTGATATATCTTTTCTATAATAGGAATTGATGTAAGTTTTAACGTCACTCCACCTCTAATCACAAAACCATTTGCGCTAAACATTCCTCGCAACCAAGAGAATTTTTGCATAATATTCCAATTAGGCCAGTTAATTGGAAAAGTTTTGTCTTTAACGAATTGGCTACAATAGCCTAAATCAAACAAAGTTTTTGATAATTCAATAGATAATAGAACTCTATCTGATCTATCTTGTAATTCATATTCACATTTATTTAATAAGTTAAAGATTGCTTCATCTTTTCCTTTTGTAAAATAAAGATAAAATTGTTTTTTATTTTTTAAATAAGTTCCATCATTCCATAACCAACCTAATAAAACAAATAGTCTATCAAAATCATATGCTAATTGTTGAGATGGCTTAAAATTCATTGATAAATTTTCAAAATTTCCATCAATATTTAAAAACTTATGATCAAACGTGTTTTTTGAAATATACGTTTTATTAGAATACAGGCTGCTTTTAATATGGAAAACCTCAATATCTTTGTAACCATTAAAGAAAAATCTCGCCCGCTTCCAGCCACTTGGAGTTAAAATCTTTTTTACTGTACCGTTGAGTTCACTAAAAGACTTAAATCCCTCATCTGTGAGAATAGTTGAATCACCACTAAAACAAGGATGAGTGCCGTATTGACGATTATAACCAAGAAGACGGCCGACATTTTCTCTGATATTAGGAAATTCATCAAAGAATTTTTTAGCAACTTCATTTTCATTACAGTTCCTTTCAAAGAATTGCAACTCAGTTTCTTCTTGGTCTTTCATACCAAAAGTTCTAGTTACATTATTAATAGTTTGAAAATCTAATTCTGGATTAAAAAATCTAGCTACGTCTTTTACAGAACCTGCAGCTTTCAAAGTTTGTGACGTACCAATTCTTATAACTCTATCATGACCATACTTCTCAATTAAATATTGACGAGCCTTTTCTGGATCTGAAAAGTCTAAGTCAACATCGGGTAGGGTCCCTTTTTGAATACGGCCTTTAGAAATGAAGCGCTCAAATAGAAGTTTAAATCTAATTGGATCTAAATGGGTTATTTTAAGACAATAGTTTACTAATGATCCAGCTCCTGAACCTCGTCCTGGTCCAACCATGATCCCATTTTCTCTACACCAGCGACAAAGGTCTTCAAGAACTAAGAAGTAGTCAATTAAATCTACTCGACCATTGTTTTGAATAGCATCCATCTCATATTCAAATCGCTCTTTATAAGTTACATTATCTTGTAACCTTCCATAGTCTTTAGCTATTCTCCACACTAACTCAGTCTTTGAACAACCATCTGAATTTAATGGATGAAGTAGATGAGGAAAGTTTACAACTTGATCATGAAACTTTAATTCTATCTTAGAACACTCTTCTAAAATAATATTAGATACTGAACAGCCATGCATAAAGTTTGCTACAGTACAATATGAAGCATGATCTTGCCATTTAGTTGCTAAGTCTTTTAGAGAAAGGATGTGCTTCGACTCTGTAAAAACTTCTTTATGAGATCCATATGAAGCATTGTCAACCATAATATCTTGAAGAACTTTATAAGACTCATCAGGAAGAAATGCATTACACGTAACTATAAATTTATTAGTGTTTTGAATAATGATTTTATTTTTTTCAATATGCTCATGATCAAAAATAATTTCATAAATAAGATGGTCTTTAAATATTGGACTTAATATAGAGTGGTAATCATAATTGTCTATTAAACAATAAAGTCCTTCTTTGAATTCATTCAAGTCATAAAAAGATATGCATGGCATTTTATGCATATCAACATTATTATGAGATGATGAAACTAATTTGCAGAGATTAAAGTAGCCTTCTTGATTTCTTGCTATAAGAATAATTCTATTAATCTTATTCATATTATCAAAGAAAAATAATTCAATTCCTAAAGCAACTGGATATTCTTCTTTCTTAGCTGTGAAGTAAAAGTCAAGAAGACCTGCTGCAGTATAACGGTCTGTTATAGCAAAGCCTTTTAATCCTTTTTCTTTAGCTTTTTTAATTATCTCTTTTGGTTTGCCAATACCAATGCCACAACTATAGTGACTTTTTTGATTCAAGTTTGAGTAAGTGGGTTTTATATTTGTCATAGAACATATTACTTTAATCTAGCTGAAGACATCTTACTTCTATATGCAGCATATCTAATGGGATCATTTAACATTTCTTTCCTTGATTTAGATAAACTTTCTCTATGTTTATCTGAAAATGGATTTTTTCTTCCAGTAAGAGTAAGTGAAATTTTTCTTTTAGTTTCGCTGTCTTGTTTAATACCTTTATTCCAAGCTGGTCTTCCTGAGAGTCCATCTCCACCTTTGGTCATATTATATTGAGGTTTTAATTCAGCAATATATTTTATTTCTAAAGCATTTAGTTCAACTTCATTAGAAGCTGAATTATCTAACATTTCCCATTTAAAATTATCTCTACCATATTTAACAATGGCTAAATGAAAATATTGCTTTGGCACTTTA